TATTCTTCTAGGTATCTTCCGATTTCTTCTGGATTCAAACTGCCACCTCCTGCTCAATCCTCATCTGACCAAAAATCGTAGCAACAAAAAAAGAGACTAGGATACTATTCCTACTCTCTTTAATTACATTAAAATCAGATACTTCTATAATTCGTTCATCGACAGACAATGCTTCAGTAACAAGCCTCTCGATCTCAGCCATTACTAAATCCATATCTTCCCCAATCAATGTCCGCAGTTCAATACCATAGTTATCCGTGTATATAGGCCAGGTAAAGCGCTCTGTACGCAATGCTTTTCCAACTGCCTGTCTCATCGCTTCAAGATCATCAATCCATCCTGCTATACGACCATTCACCAGCCGATATGTCCTTGATGGTATTTGTTCTAGAATCTCTTCGTCCATCTGATCAGCTCCTATCCAACACGTAATACTTTTGGCCCTTGCTTACTCGTAACATCCGGACACGGTCACCACTTTGCAATGAGCGAAATACCTGAGATGAGCCAGTCCCTGTCTTGCCATCAATCGTAACTGATATCGACACTGAAAGCGGCCGTACCATCTGCGACAAGATTAAATGCCGACTAGTGATACTGAAACGATTGTCGACCCTAATCGTTAAAGGACTTGTACTAGTGACGACACCATAAACCATATCTGACAGATCTGAGACTTTAGGTTTACAATCCTTAATGATTCTTGCTAGTTCTTCACCCGGCATTATTCAATCACCTCCACATCTAGATCCATCGTATGGATTTCCCCAAAATTATGAGTGCATCTCGTTACTAAAGCTAAACTTTCATTACCAACACCTTCTCGGTGCATATCGGATAAACGCAATGTAAAGCTATTGCCTGCACTAATTTCCATAGTACCAACCGCTTCAATGGATAATGATCGAAACTCTTTATTATTTTCTCTCAGCAATGCGTTGGCCTGCTGTTGTAACTGTGACGAGTTAAGTTCAGCATCACTTACTGTTTCTACAATCTGTAACCGTCCCCACTTTTCGATGTTTCCTGAATGTGTTGCTGTATAAATTTCTCTACTGTTAGTTTCAGAATCTTCCCGAATCACCTTCACTGCATTGGCTGAGTCATCGATTGTTGATTCATAATCGTAGTCAGATAATAAAGACTCATCCCCTAAGACAAGCTTTGTGATCAAACGGTTAAACGTAGAAAATTCCAAAGTACCAGCGTTGTCACGAATGCTGTACCGCATACCGCCATAATTCAACTGTGTGTCTGTCAAAGAATCTTCAAGCATTGAAAAATATGTCTGGTTATCCATAACAGCTGCAGGACAGTTATATGGAACATGATCTAAAATTCGATAAGGCATCCCTTGAGTTTCACAAATCGTCTTAAACCGTGCTGAAGCACTCGATGCACCGAACACGATTGTGTCTTCATTTTTGAGGTACCGCATATTGTCATAAGCAATGATTTGCCACAACCTTGACTTTGTTTTTCGTCGAGTGAATATTTTGCCTTTAAAAAAAGTTTTCCCATCGGCTTTTGCCTCAATTATGTCTCCAGTACGAAGAAAAACTCGTGGTTGCTCAGGAACGTAAAATTCAAATTTTCCGGGTTGTGAATAAATACCCGTGGTCCAACGTGGATTGCTAGCAACTTCGGATAGATCATACATGCTCCAATATGTGATGCTCGTCTCTAAAATTTGTAAATTCATTAAATCCGCCTCACACTTCCTGCCGTGACCCAACCACGCCATCCACCATTGATTAAAGTGACGTGATAAGGATGACTACGACCTCGTTGGATAAAGTTTACTTTCCTTGTAGCATTGACTTCTGTCTGACCAGGCCCTGAACCAAAACTGTCTCGATGCAAACGACCGTTGACAATCACTGTACTACCAATCGTAATCTCTTGACTGACAACAGGCCGAGCAGGCTGCTGACTAACCTGTTTTGTGACAGTTTTGACAAACTTTGCAGCATACTCTCGATATTCTTTTAATGTGATCGAATATTCAAAATCACCAGTTGAGTCCACAATTGACCAATTAAAAGATTCAATTGAGGTCAACATGTTTATTTTTGAATCTGTTATGATCAGACGAATCGGCTTTTTATCATCCATTGCTTTCTCGATCAACGCACAATAATCATTCGGTGGAAGAAACGAACTCCCATTTAAAATCATCGAATGATTTTCTGATGCAGGAAAAAAGCAGTCAAATGTGACTGCTTTTAATCCTTTAGAAGCCAGATGGGTTATTTCCCCCAGTTTGACCACTTCATTCGACTCGTTACGTCCGGGAACATCAACTAATACTGCACCCGGGTTAACGGGAAGCATATACCGCCTCCCATTTATCTCTAAATAAAATTTGATTGCCATACATGTCTCCTAACTCAAATCTGAATCTATTGCATCTAAAATCACTTCTTCTACACGTTCGACGATTTCATCGACGTCTACCGGATCGCCTCCGTTGTTCTCGACATTGACTGTTACTTGAGGAACGACTTGTTTATGTTGTACGACGATGGTTTGACTTGCAGACGCTTTAATCCGCGAGATATCTTTGTCATCCACATGAACGTTACTAGTGATCACTCCGCTAGTTGAAACTGTTGCTAATTGATCAGGAATAGCAGCTAACGCTAGTGTGTCACTAGCCCTTTGTACTAAGTTTTGAGCCGTCATGATCCCTTTTGCTAATCCTTCGGAAACAAAGCCACCAATGGCCATCATGACCCTAGATGGTGAATTGATATCAAGTGCTTTACGTACCGTTGATGCTACTCTGCTTGCTACGGATTGGGCTGCAGCAATCGCGGAACTAGCTCCGGCTTGGATACCGGCTGTAAGCCCAGACATTGCATGTAAACCGGCTGATCGCAATTCTCCATTCAAGCCCGAGAACGCTTGGACGATTTTCCCTTTGCCGCTTTGGGCCGCCGATGCAGCTTGTGTCATTCCTGTTTCAACTGACGCTACCAGTTCATCCATGCCGCTTTTGGCAGCTTCTTGAATGGCTGACATCGCCTCTTCCGTAGTTGACTGCATTGTCTGCATACTTCCTTCGAAAGAAGACGCTGCACTTTCTAGGCCCGAAATGCTTGCCTCAGTAATATCAATAAAGCTCTGCAACTCCTCAGCTAACGTTTGGAAAGTAGTAACCATCTCGGATAGTCCGTCTACTCCCACCACTTCTGGAAACTCATTCATCTTTGTGATCACATCGGCAATACTTTCAATAGCTGCGTCTACTGCTGCAATATCGATCTCAGGAAAATCTCTGATCGCTTCGGCAACTTGAACTAAACTGTCGATAGATTCTTGAAGTTTAGCAACCTCGGAACTCTTGATCACAGATTTGGCGAGTTGTCCCAATTCCGCTTCTCCTAGATGCTCAATCATTTCTTTTAATGCATCGATGGACAATTTGACTGCTTTTGAAGAAAAGATGACTAGTTCTAGTTTCTTAAATGCCTGACCGATTTCAATCAATGTATCAATCGCCTGATTGACGTTATCTAATGACTTGTTGTGCACTTTCTTTTTAGTGAGAAGCTCGCCTTCTGTTAATAAATTCATGCATTTTTCAAGTTCTTCGACCGCGCGTTCTACCGCCCACGTAGAAAAATGAACGTTTTGCAGTGTTTGAAACTTATGCCCTAACTCAATCAATGTATCCACGATCTCGCTCACATTTCGAACAGTACCTTTGTCTAAGCCGCTTCCCCAAAGTTTGTTCAACTTTGCTAGGAGGTCTCCGCCAGTTAATAGATCAATACACTTTTGAAGTTCTTTGATTGCTTTTTCTACTGCGCTCTGAGCAAACATCACTAATGATAATCGATGAAACTGCTCGCCTAATTCTATAAGTGTGTCAACAATCTCACTCACATTTCGAACAGTACCTTTATCCAAGCCACTTCCCCAAAGCTCATTGATTTTAATGAAAATGTTACCGCCGGTTAGCAAATCAATACAGTCTTGTAGATCTTCAATCGCTCTTTCGACTGCAGTTTTGGTAAACATTACCAACGAAATACGTTGAAATTGCTCTCCTAATATGATCATAGTGTCAACCATTTCACTGACATTCGAGATCGTTGAGCTATCAAAACCACTTTTAAAGCTATCGCCTACCGATTGCCAAAAAGTCTTTCGGCCCTCCAATATGCTGACAACATCTAAGAGATCCTGAATTTTTTCTGCAATGTTTTCAGACACTTCGATCTGTTCGATTTTGGCTAGATTTTCAGCGACTGACACTAGCGTGTTCACTGTATCAGCAACAATTGCTGTATTGATTCCACTGATGAAATTCTTAAGTGCATCACCGAGTGTCCCTAAATCAGATTCTGTAAAGAATTGGATCACACCAACTAGACTATTTATTTTAGATTTAACAGATCCAAAATCGGACGGAACTTTCTCATCGACTTGTTGAATTGCTTCAGCCATCAACATCAATTCCGCGGCAACTGCCACAACTGCGATAAAACCAGCGATCATTGCAGCACCACCGAATCCAGTCGCCATTACAGCGCCAATCGCAATTGTCAGTCCTGTAAAGGCGCCGATCGCAATCGCCATGTTAGCAATTTTCTTACTAAAATCAGCAATATCATTCGGCACTTTCTCATCTACCTGTTTCATCGCCTCAGCTGCTAACATCAATTCTAAGCAGAGTACAGCAACTACTGCTAACCCTGCCTTTGCAGCGAGAGGATTCGCGGATGCTAAGACACCGGCAACGGCGACGATGGCACCCATGCCGCCCAACGCAAGTGCAATTGATGCAAGCTTAGTTGCGAAACCGCCAAAATCAGCTGGTACCTTATCGTCAATTTGTTTCATTGCTTCAGCCGCTAATATTAGTTCTAAACTAAATGCAGCCACCATTACTAAGCCAGCTTTAGCAGCCAATGGATTTAGCTTTGCAAGAACTCCAGCGGCACCGACTATGGCTCCCATGCCGATTAAGGCTACCGCCATGCCTGCGAGTTTAGTCGCAATGCTTCCAAAGTCGTCAGATACTTTGTCGTTTATTTGTTTCATCGCTTCTGCAGCAATCATCAGATTAGCAGACAGTCCTGCGACAATTGCTAAAGCTGTCATTGACTTCCCTAGATCTTCGCCCCCCAGTTTTCCGGCTACAGCGACAATCGCACCCATTCCAGCAAGGGCTAACGCCATTATGCCTAACTTGGCAGCTAATGATCCCAAGTCATCAGGAATCTTCTCACTAACTTCTTTCAGCGCTTGTGCGGCTTGTTTGATCAACAGGATCACGCCAAAAACAAGCGCTAGATTAGTCACCCCTTTGGCAAAACCATTCATGGTATTCAAAAATGTGTCCAACGGATTCGTTATTGATTTAGCACCCATGTCGACTCCGCCAGGCCCACTGCCAGGGCTGCCCGGCGCTTTTTTCCCGAATCCAAACAGAGTCAGCAAGCTGCCGCCTAATCCTTTCGCTAATTTACCAGTCGCACCGACAATGGTTGTCAATCCCTTGCCAAAAGTTAGTAACGGTGTTAGAACGCCTTTACCAATTTTGAATCCCACGAAGGCAGCTGCTAGTTTCGGCATTATTGAGACAAACTTTGCAATGACATCAGAATGGCGTTCGATAAATCCGGCTAGTTTTGCGATTGCTCCTGTTACTCCATCAACAAAACCTTTAAAACCAGCGACACTAGCTTCACTACCGAAAGCGCCTGTAAGTTCAGCCAAGCTTTCTTTTACTGCAGATATCGCATTGCCAATGGGCTCTTTAATATCTTCAAAAGCATCTTTCAAAACATCCAGATATGGACGTACCTTTTCAATCATGCCTGGGATCTTGTCCATGAAACCGTCAATGTATTCTCCGCTCTCGTCGGTATAGCCATTAATAGATTTGAAAAATCCTCGGACTAAATCTTTTCCGCTGTCCAGATGTTGGGCAATAGTTTTGCCACTGAAAGCTTCGGACATTTCATCGAGTTTACGAATGGATCCCTCAACACCGTTCGTCACGGCTGTCCGGATGTTTTTAAAACTTGTCTTGATCCCTTCCGATCCGATCAAGGCACGTTTTGCACCTTCAGTTCCGGTGTCAAAAAGCTCGATCAGTTTTGCATTAAATTGATCAAACGTCACATGACCTTTGTCCAAAGCATCGTACAAGTCGTATTGCGCTGATTTCCCAGTGTAGCCAAATGCTTTCGCCACGTCATTCAACGCAACCGGCATGGTGTCCATCAGTGAGCGCCAGGAAGTCAAGTTAACCTCGCCACGACCTAGCATTTGCACATATTGCTCAAGCCCTTGTGCTGCTTTTGCCGAATCAGCTCCGGAAGCCAAAAATGCATTGTTCAATGAAATTGTAGTCTTAGTTGCATTATCTAAGTCACCGGTCATCGTGGCAATCCGTTGAGTTGTCGGTACAACTTCGTTTAAAGCTGTAGGTAATCCATCAATCCCGTCTACCAAACGTTGTCGACTATCGTTGACTTCGTCCATTGAAAATCCAACTGCCTGCATCATTTTAGGAAATTGATTAAGCGTATCAAAACGATCAATAGCTCCGTCAATCGATCCTTTTACGACACCGATCGCCGCGCCAGCTACTTTCATCAGACCCAAAGCAGTCACAAAACCCTTAACACCTGTGGTAGCTTGTCCAGTCGATTCTTTGATTCCGGAAAAGCCAGATTTCAAATCATTGCCAAATTGATTGAAGGAATTTTTGGCCCCTTTAAAGGCATTACCTAAATTAGATCCAAAGCTTTTAGCGTGATTAATCACATTAGTGAAAACTGAGGATACGCCAGTACCAAAACTTTTAGCTGCAGACAACAACGGCGAAAATGCCGATCCAGCGATTTTCCCAATTCCAGAAAACGCTGACGAAACTTTACTCGTAATACCGCTAAACGTTGAAGAAATCTTCGAAGCGACTCCCCCAAGGTTTAGCTTCGACGAGATCTGATTTCCGAAGTTTCCAAACAAAGTCATGATCCGCTGAGTTGTTGATTGGACGATTCCCCAAACTTTATCCAATCCATTTTTCATTGAAGATCCTAATTTACTAACAGCAGATGCAGCCAAGCTGGCCATCTGGTTGAGTGCTTGCGCCGGCCCTGCAGCTTTCTGTTTAAAAGCGCTCATGGTTTGCGTTGTTTTATTTAAACTGCTATCGATTGTTTGCAAAACTGCGGTAAATTGATCTCGAAGCTTTAAACTAGCTTCAAGCGTTGTCATCTAGTCACCCTTTCTTTGGTTTTTTCATCGCCTTTTCTTCAGCTTCAATACGAATGTCAGTAAAGGCCATGATTATGGCTCTTTCACGCTTTGGCAAAGAAGCAAAAGCTTCCGGCGTTAATCCAGCGGTGTGATATGCATGATAGGCATACCACATCTCACCGGATTCGCCGGAAGCCATTATTCCTTTACGTCATCTTTCAGTTCATCCTCAGATTCGTTGAAGCCATTTAGTTCTAACACTTCTTTGGTTAGATTTGCATATTCACCAGCTAAAAGCATTGCTTTGAGCGTATCCGTCGCTGACCCTTCTGTTTTGTAATAGGCTTGCAGCTGCGCATCTTGTAGATCTGGCGTTTTCACACAGCGAGCTAGTAATGCATCGCCGTATTTATCCGTATCGAGATCCTTGACTGTATTTCCTGCCTTGCTCCGACGCTTTGTCGTATGCACCTTTTTCAAGCGATCATTTTCCGTTTCTGAGATTGCCTCAATCACGAAGGGCTCCTCAAAACGATCAAGTTTCACCTCTTTGGTGTCTCCAACAACTTCCATCATAAAGCTTTTGATATTCATCTATAATTTCCTCCCAAATTATCCTAGTGTAGGTACATTAAATTGATCAAGTAAATCAGCATCCGAGAACGTAAAGGAAACATCCTCATCCAGAGTTTCTGATTCGATATCTAATTTTGCGATTGGTACCGAATCAAAGATAACACCACTGATCAACGTTGATTGCCGACCGATAGTACTGTTTGGATCATCATTGGTTACTTTGATCGTGATTTCCGGAATAGTACCAGATTTCAAATAGTTGATCCCAATTGTTGCGAACTCACTAGTAACCTTATGGATCAGCATAGATCCTGATCCATTCGCTCCAGTTACTTTTTGCTGATTCATCCGTTTGCCTAAGACTGGCACCTCTGTTTTGATCAACTCCACTGTTGCTTCGATGTTCTTCAACCAAAACATTGGAACATTCCGTCCATCAATGGTCATGAAGGCAGTTCCCTCACGACCCGAAATAACATCACCCGATTTCAAAAATCCACTCATTGACTATTTACCCCTTTCTTATAAGAGCTCTACGGTCATGTAAAGTTTTTCCATTGCGTCGACCGGTTGGACTTGTACGTTTAAAACGATCGAATCTTTGTCGTTACCGATGCCGATCGAGATGTCATCGGCAGAGAAATGCGTGATCGCTCCAGCACCTTGCAGGCCATTAAAGTAATTGATTCGATCTGCTTTAAATAACTCGCGACCATCTTGATCATTATTGATTTGACCAATAAAGTTTTCTTGGAATGCTTTCTTTGAATTATTGGCAATGTCATCTAAGCAGCGCAAAACACGATTTTTCGAAAAGTCTTTGCTTTTATCTGCAGTAAAGGACGTTAAGCTGTTGATGTCTTGCTCGATAACAACTTCTCCTCGTTGCTCAGTGAAGACGAACTCACCATTTTGCAGTGCTTCGATGATTTCAGTGTTTAAGAAACGTTGTGTTACATCGACCGCTCCATCATACTTTGTATAAGTCAGTGAAGTTGCGACACCAGCTGATGCCGAAGCACCTGCAACCCAAGCGGTCGCTTGCTCCGCTGTGATACGAGTACCATCAAGTAAGATGACCCCATTTTTCACGTTGGTCACTGCTTCGTTGTTAGCTGCATGACCTGCTACGACCAGCTGGCATTTTTTGCCTTCCTCATTGCGCATGCGGTTGATAAAAGAAACACCTGCAGTTTTGATCACATCATCTTGTACTGGCAATGCTAATGTATTAAATTCAAAGACTTGAATCTTACTGAAAAAGGTCATGTAGTCGTTTGCTGTCGCCGGAGTATTTGAACCATTTTCTAAAACTACTGAAAAAGCCGTTAACTCTCCGGATCCGACAAAGTTCACTACCCGATTCGCAGATAGTTCCTCGATCGTTTTCGCTGTTTGCCGATCTACTAAACGTCCTGCCAAATATGTTTCTACATCGTAGGCATCCGTCACGTTCACATTCTCTTTTGAAACGACACTGATCGCATTCCCACGTGTTCCACCATAAAGCGCCGTAATCGATAGATCACCTTCGGTTGCAGCTGCCCTTCCTCCTGATCCGACACGATAAACGAGCACGGTTGCCGCTTGCTTCAACGCTTCACGCAATAATAAGAGTTGCGGATCCGTCAAATCATAACCAAAAGCGGTCAGGTCAGATGACGATGTCACCGTCACGACTTCCCCCTCTGGGCCAAAGTCTAATGCAATCGGCAATGCTGTTACCCCTGATACCGAATCAGCTGGGCCAAGTCCTCCGCTCGATCGCACATTGATATAAGCGCCTGGTCTTACCTTATTCTGTGTTGTCCATGTTCCTCCTGCCATTTATTTCACCTTTTCCTTTCTTAATTTGATCAGCAACTGCTTTGCTTCGGCAACGCTGTATGCCCCATCCGGCAAATATGCAGCCAAGAAGTCGGATTCAATCTTGCTGAATTTTGTCGACTTCAATAGCTCTTTTTTTTCGTATTTTTTTTCAGACGGTGTAGCTTTTGTTTCTACTTCAGGTTTCTTTTTTTCTTTTTTAGTCACTTTAACCCTCCTCTTTGTTCGAACGTTTCTAATTTCGGCGTGTCATCAACTGGCGCAACACGATATCGCAAAGCAAATGTAAAATGGAGCGCCTGAGATTCGATTCTAGCTTCTCTATTGAGTAGCCCGACTGATAAATCATCAAGACAACGAAACTCGTCTAGAAGCTTGCTACGCATTTTCTCGCACTGTTCTTTTACACCAGAATCATCTACTGAGCGATCCGGAAAGTACATCACGCAATAAAGGTGCTTGCGACTTTCGTAAGCCATCAGTTCACCTTTGCTGTCCGCCATGATCTCATAAATATAAAAAGACGGTTCTTCAAAACCTTGCTCTTGATTTTCCCGATAGATGACCGCATCAGGAACGATCCTAGAAAGTTCGTTTGCAATTGCCAAAGTTACATCAATCATGAGAAACCAAATCCTCTCAAATATTCTTCATAAGCCGGCCCGACGATTTTCGGCAGCTGGCTTATGATTTCTTCCATGGTGATTTTTAGAAAGAACTGACCTTCGACCCAGCCGCCGTTAGCCGTTCGATGGCCATTCTCGACAAATGGCGCGTATTCGGTGTTATTTGAGATAGTGACGATAAACCCATCACCAGTCGCTTGCGCACCTTCGAGCACCCAATTTCGACGCAATTCACCACCGACTCGATTCCGACCACCAGATGCTTCAAACACAAACAGCTTCCCGTCTCGAGCGAAGAAGACCGAATTGTCATATTGGCCAACGGGAGTCCGCATCTTAACTTCACGAATCATCAGATTTCCGAGGCGGTTCATTACATCGATGATGAATGTTTCTTCCTGTAGATTCTTATGAAACTGATTCGCAAATTTCAAGAATTGATCAAATTCAAAATCACTCATGCCTGTACCTCGCGAACAATGACGATTTCTTGATGAGTGTTATAACTCGAAAAGCCTTCGGAAGATCGCTTGTAGTCTCTCGATTTGCCGTGTGTGTCGGTAATAGAAATGCGTGATCCAGCTGGAATGACAAGCGCTGGATCACAATAGAGCATCGTATTGTATATGGCTTCTGCTACATTACCGTCACTGACTGGCGATACTTGCTTTTGAGAAATTCTGCAAGGTTGATCGCTAATCACAGCTGTCCACTTTGGCTTTGTTAGCGATCCGACCTTTTCAGGCATATTGACAGAAACGGTCATTTTGCAATCATATTGCTTTTCGAATTCTCTTTTTGCAAATTCAAAAATGTTCATCTAATCACCTCAAGTGGCGAAATCTGTTCAGAATTGTAAAATAATTTCTCGCAAAAGAAGGTGCCTGCATCATCTTTTGATACGCCTCAGCCCTTGTTTCTTTTGCAATTGAAAAGTCGCCTTCGCTTAACGTTTTCACCTCTCCCTCAGCTTCTGCAGCGTTGAAAGAGAAGCTTGTTTCGTTGATCAGATCTACTGCCATCAAAATTGCAGTATTATCCAAAGCAACCGGCCAGTCATCTACATTAAAGTGGCAATAGCTTAAGATCTCCTGAATGGCTGTTTCGACTGCAAACAAAAAGACATCGTCTGATTTCTCATCATCGATGCCTTTGAGCTTTTTTAATCTATCTATGATTCGCTTTTGCAGTTCTTTCATAATGATCACCCTAGTCTTCGGTTGGTGGCGTAACTTCTTCTAAGTCAGCACTAATTTTATGCCGTAAGCAGATCAATCCAATCTTTTTGTCTTCCCTAACTTTCGTCCAATTTTTAGGCAATGCCAAGTCTTCGTTAGTCGGAGTTATCTCAGATACTTGTTCATTTTCGAATTTAAGCCCAAACGGATGAATTACTCGAGCACGGCGGACATAGAGCATGTTATTCCCTTTTGCTTTGTCACGATCAGGTTCATAGGTTACCATGTCTGCTGGCGTTGCTGTATTTCGACCAAACGCTCCTGTAGCATACAAATAGGTTTCATAGACACCTTTTGAATCTGGTAGTAAAGCGTCGTCTTCTACGACTCGCATACCAAGATACGTATCAAATCCAGCTTTAGATTCACTTGCTGGAATATAATGCTTTGTTAAGGTGTTTTGTTTTTCTAATTCCGCTTTTACTTTCGAATGCATCGCAATTACTGCTAACTTACCGCGTGATGTTCCTAAAATCGAGCGTGCGTCGATAACCATTTCCGGACAGATAACTGGGTTTTTATTTTCGGATTGATCTGATACGTGAGTATCTGATAAAGCCCCTTTATTTTGCCCTGTTCCTTTAGCAAACAAAGCTTTGATGATCGCTTGTAAAATTTCTTGGTCAGATTCGATCGTATATACACCAAAGTCGTTTAAAATCTGTGTTGCAGGATTGGATCCAGCAGTGATTGCGGCAAGATCCGTGTACGCTGCCCCAGTTCCGCGATAAAGTACCGGCGCTACTTGTGTTTTTGCGCTGGTTTTACCAGTTTTCAAAGCTTTGTCTTCAGCTAAGACTTGATCAACTAGCGCTGTCTTACTCCATTCGGGCATTGTAACTAATAAGCCACCTGCTACAATCATTTGATCTAGAGTTGGTGTTGGTACCAAGATGCCTGATTGGATGAATGCTGAGTGTTCCTCTGCGTACCAATTAGTATATTTTGTGTACTGTTCCGGTGTAATTGTGTCTAAAATTTTTGTAATCTCATTATTTGCCATTATTCATTTTCCTCGCTTTCTAATGCTTGTTGGCGTAGAAATCCATCTACGTCACCTTTTTCCATTGCTTCCTCGAAAGAACTGTAATTTGTTGATGCTTGTCCTGCAGGTGGGTTGTATCCACCTTGTTTAGTACCTAAATCGAAAAGATAAGCATCCGATTTTTGCAATGCCTCGATCTGTTCTTTTGCGCCGGACAATTCACCGTCTTTGAAGACGATTATTTCATCATCCAACAATGCAGCAACAGCTTTGGGATTTTTTACTTTTGCTTCAGCAAGCAACGTTGAAAGGGCCGAATCACGTTGCACTTTCGTGAGCGATTCCTGATATTTTGCTTCCTGCGCTGCATTTTCCTTTTGCAACTCTTTTAGCTGTTTTTTCAATTCTTCGTTATCGCTATTGTCTTTCTGCAGTTTCTTCAAGTCCTCAGCATTTTTTGACACCTGATTCTTCAGTTCTGTTTCCGACTGCTGCAATGTAGCAATTTGTGTATTAAGCGATTGGACAGTTTGGCCATGCTGTGCCATCACCGCATCAACTTGCTCATCCGACAGTCCGATTTTTTTCAAGTCTTCTCTTTTCATATTATTCGTCCTTTCGTTTTTTAACGTGGCTACGACCACGAATGGATTTTGATAGTTTTACGACATCCCGGTCGATTTTGATGCAAAATAAAAAGCCTAACAAATTGCTAGACTTTTATCTTAAGATATAAAATCAATTAAAAATTTTCCGGTATCCGTCAATTCAGCTTTAACTTCGTACCCATCATCAATCTGTAATCCATAAATTAACCCCGTACTAACCATTTCTGTAACTGCTGTTTCAATTACAACTTTTTCTAGATTCGGATACTGAGAAAGACACCCATTAACAAAATAAGCTTCGAACGCTATAACTTTTCCACCAGGGGCCATAATGGTTTCCATACTGAATTGTGGCCAATTTTTGAAATCACATATCATATATATAGTTGCTGGACTTAAATTACCCAAAATATTCAGTAATTGTTTAGCTTTCGTAAAAATATTTTCAATGTTTTTCTCATCGCTGATTTTTTTCATTACATTACTGAGTCGTTTCAATAACTCCATATCTGATACATTATCCACAAGTATACTATCAATCTTGCTAAATAATGTTTGACCATATAAATCAGACAATACTCTACATAAGTTTTCTACGGCTAACTCAAGATTATCATAATTAGAAAAGTATGCATTAAGCAATATCATTTTTTTTGCATCATCCATATTTTCATCAAGCTTTTTTTTCCACCCCGAAATTTCAAAAATAATATCTGATGTCCCACCTGTTAGAACACTCGTCCCTTTTTTAATAGCACCTACTCCAACTTCAACCACAGTGTCAAGTTTTACTTTTTCTTCTTGTTCTTCACTCAGTTTCACTTCTTCAATCCGTTCTTGCAAAGACTTTGTTTCATTCTCAAGGTATCTCTTGTGATCATTGGCTATGCTTTTTATCAGGTCGTAATCCATAGTCATAGTTATTCTCCTTCCAACTACTACTGCCAAACAATTAATCACTAAACACAGTAAGTTAGCAATCATCTTTATCTATCGATTCCATGCTATCGTACTAATCCTCTTTTTTTCATTTCGGCTTCAATAAACTCTGCTTCTTGCTTAGTGAGTTCGACTCCAGCCCATGCATACCTTAACTCCTCATCAGACAATTGAGCAATCTCTTCAGCTGTTGTTTCCGGTCTCTTCCAATTTAATCCATCTACCATTTTTTGGAATTCCTTTTCAAAAGACATGAGTCTCATCCTTTCCAACGCATCTTGATGACCATTATTTCACGATTCGCGAGTTGCCTTATTTCAGCTCCTATTATCTCATAGATTGAGCCTTTGTTCAAAATCATTTCAGTCTCAATACGATTCTCTGTAACAAAAACTTTAGCACCTTTAGGAACTTCAATTTCCATTTTAATATTACGGGCTTTATTGAATAAGTTTCTAGAAGGAACAAGACTAGTAGAAACAAATCCAGAACTTTCAAGCGTTGCTGTGCCAGAATTAAAGTGTTTCAATAAATTCTCAACTGATATTTTTCCAATATCACTTTGATGTGATTTTGCGTAGTCTTGTAGCCAAGTATTTTCAACCCATCGGTTTGTAGACACTGCTTGTTTTAAGGTGTTCTTCTTAATCACTCTATCAAGCACACGAATTGTGTTTTTACTAGCGTCAGAAAGATTATTCTCATTACCTCTCAGAAACTCATTAATTTTAAAAGAGTTTGTTGTGCCAATATAACCATCTTTACCATCATAAAGAATCTTTTTGTCTTTCTCTGAAACTTTTCCAGACTGCTTGATAAGCTTGTCAAAATCTTCTTTCTTGATTTTGGTGTATTTGATCTTAGCACTTTTAGCATCTTCTTGTGCTTGCTTAATTTTATCGGCGTTCGCCTTTTTCCATTGATCGAAGGTTTGATAATTCTCAACTGAACCTTTACCAGTGAGTGGATCTCTTTGCCACCTCGATGCACTTGACAATCCTGGGATGACCGGAACTCTTGTGCATCGGCAGTTTGGATGATCAGGACAATCCGGAGCGTCGGAATCACCTCGCTCAAATTGTTGACCATCCAGACCTCCACAGCGATCACAAGTATGTGCTTCAAGATTAGCAAGCCATTCCCATTCCTTTACCCCAGTTTCAGCCATGGCTTTCTCATTGGCCACCTCAGCCAAATGGGCCGATTCTGTTTGAACTAATGTCGTCATCCGATTACGTAACACAGAGTCAATGCCGAACATCATTTCTTTTACTGTCCGATCTATCCCCCATCCGTGAAGTAATGATAGTGACATCGTTTTAGCCAATCGATTTGGGATGGTTTTAAGATGGTTTTTCCAAATCCTTCTGGAAAAGTTGCTCCCTTTCCATGGTTTGGATATGGCCACTTGCAATGCATGGCTACTATACCTACCAAAGTCCAAAGAAAAAGCACCCTGATCCGTCAGTTCATAGATCTGTCGGAGGTAGCTTTCATTAAGCGATTCTTTTAAATATGATTGCAGCGCTACTTCTTGATTGTTCGCCATCTCGGCAAGTTCAAAATAAACCTGTCGTTGAAGTTGATCCGAACGACTGACTCTTGATTTGAAATACTCACGATTTAACTCTTGCTCGTAACCGCCAGATATTGCTTTTTGTCGAAATTGCTCCAATGTCATTGACCAAGTCTTTTGTTCTTTCTTGGATAAAATCTGTTGTGCTTCTTTTGATGAAATTTGATCGTTATCGGCATAACGGTCGATCCATCCTTTTATTTCTTTGTAGATTGACTTTGATAAACGTCTATATTCTTTTTGCATCTGTCGGATGTATTCTTGATCACGACGATCACGATCAATAGAAATCTGCAGGTAACGTCTTTGCCAGTACCTCATCTAAATCATTCCTCCGGTCGATAATCGTTTTCCGCGCGATAGTCATCTTCCTGCTCTTTCCGCAGATTTTCGAGCTCAGTTTCCCAGTTTTCAACGAGTGGATTTGCTTTGGCAATATTTTCAAGACTGGTATTAGGAGCCATTTTGCTAACAATCTCAGCTTGTTCAAGGTCATTATTAATCGCTGATCGCGTCCACGTTTGCTTAATAGTCACGTCAGAATTAGCTCCGGAATACTCTAAAATAAATCGGATTAGCTCGGCAAAACCTAACTTGAATTCCGTATCAAGCATAGATGCTTTGAGTTCTAGAAGCGAATACATGTACTTTAGTGCTTGGCCAGAGTTGTTTTGCCCTATATTTTTCTGTGGATCCACACCTTGTCCATGGACAAATATCCCTTCCCTGGTCATTTCCAAAATCTTAGAACGTGCCTCAACCGGAATATCAATAGCGAGGGTTTCAACTCCGCCTTTTGCTCCCTGCCCATCATCATCGACTTGAACCATCTTGTATTTATTTAAATCCTCAAGGAACTCTTTTTTGTCTGTGCCTCCATAATTGGTTAACACATAAATGATTTCCTGGATATCGTCAACATCATTGACGAAACCACTGAAGACTTTATCATAAACATCGATTAACGCCTTATACATTTCAAGATCTGAATGCTGTAAAGGATTATTCCGGAAGGGAATAAATGGGATCTTTGACCACCCATGTTTATAAGTGTTTGATGTGCCAGTCGGTTGATTAGTACCAACGTCAATGATATTAAAAACCTCGTACTCTTCCAAATCATCGAGCGTTTTATTTTTTTTCCTAGAATAAACGCTGCACATTTCGTTGTTCCAATATTCATAAACGACTAAAACCTCTCCATCTTCGTCGTAGTCTTCATATACACGCAATATCCCCTCAAGTTGATTCGACAATCTTTTAGAGTAAATGGGAATGATCTGCTTTGTGTCAATAACGGCGTACCGGAAAAAGTTTCGATACTCTTCATCCTTCCAAACATGTAACCATGCAACACCAGCGTTACTGGCATTGATGCATAAATCCTTCGCTATTTTCGGGTAAGTATCGCCTAATAGCTTGACGATCTCTTCGTTCATTTTTTTGTCGTCAACGTCAAACAAAGGCGGCACAGTCATAGCATATGCAGCCTTTTGATTAACTAGTAACTGATGAAAAGAATGACTGATACGATTATCCGCATTCCTCAAAGGATTGTTGGGATCTTTCTCTTTCGCTTTCTCGGCTAAGGGATTGCGCCTACGCAAGATGTCGTTTTTATTTTCATAGTAAAGTTCCGATTTCCTGATTTTTCGAATTTTACTGGGAAATCCCTTTAGGTTTTCACCTATGATTTTCTTGACTGTTTCAATGTCCAAATCGCAACGCCTCCTATTTCATAATTCGAATACCTGCAGCACGAGTGCGCAGTATGGTGTAAATGAAGTATCGATCAGCATCCATGCAGTGATCGTGTTCCTTCGAGGGTTTATCTTCCCCACGTTCGGATGCCTTCTTGTCCCAAATATATGATCCAAACTCTATAAACGTGTGCTTGCACTTGCTAGACCATTTGACTTTTTGAGTGTCCATGCATGCAAGCATTGTTCGAATGCCATCGAGTACATCGTTCTTTGCTGGCTTAACATTAAAACCTGCTTCTATTAACGCTGCTTTGAAAGACGCAGCTGAAGGATCTAAAAGAATTTTTGTTTTTTTCTTGCTTAATTCATTATCGGAAAAGAACTTTTCCATATCTTGTACAAACTGAGCATCCGTCTTCTGTTTGCTGCTTTTTCTTCCAGAGTAGTAATACTCATCTCGACAATACCAAAATGGCAACTCATCACCTTGATCATTTGTTGGTAGGCTCCACAGTTTGAACACTGTGGCGTTTTGTGTACCATAATCGACACTTACATAATTTTTCTTGTAAGTCGTCTCAGGTGGCAAATCAATAACCATTGTGGACTTGTCGAAGTTATCGAATATGATCCCCTCTGACAGAACCCACAATCCACGAATGAAGCGATCGAAGAAAACCCCAGAGTACATTCGCTTGTAGCGATCAATAACACGCTTACTCAATGAAGGATTATCTTCCATGGTGAAATGAATCCGAATCGCCTGCTTCTCCGTCAACTTGTCGATCCATTCCACCTTAAACCAGTGGTGCGGGCCAGCTGGATTACAGTTGAACCACGCTTTAGAGCCTTCAACGGATAGACGCGCTGTCGCCTGATTTACAAAGGACTGTGGCATCAAAGCAACTTCATCAAAAAAGAAGCCGGCCGCAGTTAACCCTTGAACAAGGTCTTGTGACGCTTCATCTTTACCACCAAACAAGAAAAAATAGTTTGTTTTGCCATCACGACTGATTTCAAGGATATTATCTGTTCGATTATCATTAACAGAATAACCACGCCCACGTAGCATTTTTTTTAGTGGCCGGATCACGTTACGCCTTAACGATCCGATCGTCTTTCCGGCCATCCCAAACTGTTCTTCGTCAAACTTTGTCATAGCCCAAATGATGTACGAAAGGGACATGATTACAGTTTTACCGGCACGAACTGAACCATCACAAATGATTGCTTCTTTATCTTTATATTTGGGATTCTCCCACCATGAAAGGACTTGTTTCTGCTTTTTCGAGAATGGTTTAAACTTAAAAACAACCGACATTTTAGGTTTACGTTTCGATGTTGTCATCGTCACTCCACACCTCCTGATCGGTTGCTGCTTGTTTGATAGCATCGATGAATCCGTCGTCAGCCATTTCCTCTGGTTCTAAATCACCAGTTTGGATCTTCAGTCGTCGGATTTCAACTTGTGCTTTTTCTATTTTCGATGTCATGATGTCAAGCTCTAATCGCCGCTTATCATCCTCATTGGCCATTCGATTAAACTGACGGATCAAGTTTGCTAACGTCCCCATCGCACGAGACTGCATATTCATGAAATTCGCTTGCTTGTCCCAGGCATATTGAACCTGCATCGTTGAGCTGCTGCCACCTTCCCCAGAGGACCAGCCAGACTCTTCTTTTGATAAGTCGTTCTGATCCGAAACAAACATGATTTTTTGGGAACGGATGATTCCAGCATACTGGATCATGATATTATTCCAAATAATGTCGGCCGGATCACTTGAATAAATTTCTTGAACAAGTTGCCGAGTATCTTCTGGTAGCCAGTTCGCAAACAATCCGTGAGTTACTGCATTTTTGTTATTTGGCGGTGCGCCACCTCTATTTTCTTTTGCGTTCTGATTCCCACGCATTGATTCGTAACGTTCTGTTTCATTCGGAGCGCTCCGTTTCGTTTCATCGCTCCATTTATCTTCCGACTTCCACTTTCGAACAGTCGATGCAGACACACCCAATATATTAGCGATATCTTTAAGCGGCTTTGTTTTATTTGATTCTATCCAAATGCGATATGCCTCATTCCGCAACGGATTTCTTTGTCTAGGCATTCAACCTTCACCACCTCACGATCTGTGTTGTTTTGTAATTCTATGTATTAAAAAAGACCTCAAATGAGGTCTTAACTTGCTTCATTCTAATTCTAAATCATTGAATTCAAAATTAATCAAAAGAAGCATCTCGAGAAACCGTAAAATTTTTGTTGCCTCTTCTTTATTTTTTGATTCTTTATTATGAGTTGCAGAATTACCTTCTTTTCTAATTTCATCCACCCATTTTTTACTTTTTGGCGCAATATATCCATTATTAGTTAAATAGTCAACGTAGATAATAAACTTCTGTCCATCTTCTGCACCGAAGTAAATTGCAACATTTGCTAAACACTTTCTAGCAAGTAATACCACACCTGTATATGCTCCAGCTTTAAAACATTCTCTCGCCTCATTGTATAAGTACTTAATATCTTGAGGTAAATTATCGATGTCCTTTCCATATAGGGACCCAGGTAATTGAAAACCATTTTCACTTATCATTGAAATACAACCACAATTCGAACAGACTAATGCAAAGATAATATCTCCGTCGTTTGTGTAGGCTTGTAGTCCTTTTTGCACTCCAACATCACGAACACAATATCCGCAAGTATATTTTTGTGTTGATATTGTTTGTCTGTATACATCAAATCCAACTGGAATCCAAATGTCAGGATTAATAATAGGGTAATTCATCTAATTCACTCCTATAATCTATTTTAATGATATTTTACCCTAAAGACTATAACGTTGCCACAAAATCAAAAAACAGACTCGAAAAACTGTTAATTAGGAAACACCAAAGATTATACAAGTAGTCTATTCGAAGAAACACAAAATTAATTACAAGGAGCTTCAATTTTCAACGAGTTAAGAATAATCTGTCAAATCTCTATATCGTATTTAATGGTCTCTTGTGTGTCATTGAACCCTATCAAATACTTATCAGTAAACAACTGATGCTTATAGGTAATCTTATGAGAAAAGACAATGCTTTTATTCGCGAAGCTTTATAACTAATAATATTTCGATGAATCGTAATGTGCTATCCAAGTTCCATCAGCATTCTGATAAGTTATAATATTTTCTATCACATATACTAAATCATGGTCATCACGCTCAATATTTTGAACACAATTGTATATAGCATCCTGCTCAGAAGTCCCTTCACCATAGTACTGCATAAACACTCCTCCTCTTCAACAACGACTCAATTTCTAACTGAATCCATACTGTTCAATTCTTTGATTATGTTTAGCCATGCCTTTATAGAAATGAACATACAAATCCTCATACCTCCTCTCTTTAGCACATTCAAATAAGAAGTATTCGGGTTCGCTATGATGTTTACTCACAGAATTCATGATGTCATAAAACTTTTGTTCATAAGCAATTGCAGCTACCCTACCACCGCTAGCAATGGTAGCTCTTGTTTCTTCAAAAAAATTATATAATCTTTTTTCTTGTGCTGAAGATATACCTAGTTGTTTTTTCATCTCCTTAAATTCTTCTGTCATTAGTTTGTTCACCTCCATTCTATACAATAATAATAATTATATATGATGAAAGCAATAACAAAAAGACAGCACTAGCGAATTTCGAAGTGAGGTGATTCACCTCGCTCCAAAAATTGTGCTGTCTTTTATATCCGTCATTGAATCAAAGCGATGAGGGATTAACCCCCTTTCGGTTTATGAGTTAGTTTGTGAGTAGCCCATCAACCACATCTCTTTATCTTTCGACATTAACATAATAACACGGTTTATCAGCATGTTATCAGTACATTTACCGTACAAAAACCCGACGTTTACCCGATGAAAAACCGAATTTCACCGAAATTCTAGCAATTCCAACGCAGAAGCGAATTGAACGATTGCTTTGCTGGATTCTTGCGATACTAAGTCCTCACTAATATGATTTCTTTGCGCTGTATGATACACGCTCAGGCCATTCACATAGCGTTGACAAAATATTTTTTTCCTTCTCACAGCTATCTCTGGTTTAAAAGGATGTTGGATTGCTGAAAAACCTCGATCAAAAAGACCATGCAGTTTATGAAACTCATTAATTGCTTCCTCTTTTTGAATAAGCAATTCTTCCGCTGCTGCATAGTTCTCAGTTGAAAATGTAGGAGGTACAATTGAAAAGGTGCTGGTAATTTTTGGTTCTCTAGGCTCACCTACGCGACATCTTGCGGACAAATAGGCAGTCATGAAGACCCCTACATTGTATTTTGTTTTCTCAATATCCACATTCTTAGGATCCGGAACTTCATATTTACTTACATCAAAAAGTGCCATAGTGCCTGATTCCCCTTACTATGCTATAATATATTTGTCGGAAATATTATTTTGTGTCGGAGGAATCCGGCTTTTTTTATTGTTCTGACCAGTCCTCGATTAAATCAATTGTTTTAATATTTAATAATTTTGCCGCACGTTGTAGTATCTGCACACTAAAAACAGCTTTTCCCTCAATAACCTTTTTAAGCCGAGCTGAATCACATCCTAAATCATTTGCAAATGCAGTCATGCTGCTATAATCGCTTTTCAAGAAATAGCGTTCGATATTTTCACCCATCACAATTTCAATTGGTCTCTCATCTTCGGGAATTAAACGCTCTTTGTACTTTTTCATTTTCATCACCTCGATTCATTTATCG